TAAATTACCATACTATCACATGTTTGCTTACCCTAGTATCTGGGAAGAAACTTCATGTATATCTTTGCTTGAGTCAATGGCGGCAGGACTGTATTGCGTAGTAACTAACTATGGAGCTTTATATGAAACAGGAGCCGAGTTTCCTGTATATGTAAACTATGAAACTAATTTTGTTAATTTGGCTCATCAATTTGCAGAAGGTATTAAGATATGCCGAGACACGCTCCACGAACCAGCGATCCAAGAACATTTAGATGAACAGCAAAAATATGTTAAGCGATTTTACTCTTGGGATAAAAAAAGTTTAGAATGGACAAATTTTCTTCAAGGTATACTTGATGCAAAACAATAAACCAATATGGCTTAAAAATGAACGACCTGTAAGTTTGTTTGTAGCCACTCCTGTACACAGCGATGTATCTATGCATTATGCTCAAACAATGCTTGAGTTACAAAAAGAATGTATGAAACGAAACATGCGAGTTATGTTTCAAATGATGAAGTCTTCTTTAATTACTCAAGGCAGAAATCTTTGTGTAAGTTATTTTTTAAATACGGATTTTACACACATGTTATTTGTTGACTCAGATATTGCTTTTGACCCTAACGCTATTTTTAGATTAATTGAACAGGATAAAGATATCATTTCAATACCCTACCCTATGAAAACGGCACAATGGGATACTTTAGTAAAAAAAATTAATAGTGGGCATATTAAGAATCCTGAACAATGTCAACATCATATGCTTCAATATCCTTTGTTGATAAAAGATGATAATACAGATATTAAAGTTACAAAAGGTGTTATTGAAGCTACACATTGTCCTACAGGATGTATGCTAATTAAAAGAGATGTATTTAGTAAATTAATTGAAGCGTATCCTGATAAAGAGATAGTTCAAAAAACTACAATTGATGGTAAGTATATGGATAGACCTCATTTTTATAATTTTTTTGATACTTATTATGATCCTAAAACTAAAAGATACCTAGGTGAGGACTTTGCATTTTGTAGATTATGGTCAGAAATAGGTGGTAAACTTTACTGTTATATTATGAGTTATATAACTCACGTTGGTGAATTTCAGTATACAGGTAGACTTTATGATGAAATGACTGATGAGGGAGTTGAAAAGACTGGCAAATCAGAGTAAAATGTAGGTTAGAAAATTGGAGATAACATGTTAAAATTCATCTTAGGACTTTTTCCTAAAGTCTTAAAAAAATGGCTATTAAATATTCTTGGTAAAGATATAGCAAGCAAAGGTGTTTGGGGTGACACCCAAATTCGTTTTTTATCAAAAGGCGAAGCTTTCTTTTTAAAAACAATTGGTGGCAGTGGCACGATAAATCACCAAACAGGTTTAAAACAATACCCTTTTTTTGTACCCTTGGTTGCGGGTGTAGGAAGTTTTTTACTTGCTAAAGCATCAGGAGCATCAACAGGTAGAGCTCTATTAGCAGGTGGTATTGGTGCATTGGGTGGATTTGGTTTACAAGAATTTGCTAAAAATGCTGCAGCAGGTAGTTTTTTCGCAGGCATGACTAAACCTGCGATGGTTGCTGGAGGTATTACAGCAGGTTCATTAGCATCATCAGCCTTTGCTCCTCAACCATCACAAGCTGAATCAGGTATGCAGGCAGGACAACCTTTTAGTCAAGAACAATATGCCATGGCTCAATCTAGAGCCGATGAACAAGCAAAAGGATTTGGTGACAGATTTGATTATTCTCAACCTGATTATGTATCTGGTCAGTATTATTCACCACCCCCTCAACAACAAATACAAGAAGCATCTGTTTATGATTTTAGTCAACCTGACATGTACAGAGCAAAAGAAGGTGGTTTGGCTGAAATAGCAAGATTTAAAACTGGTGGTATAAATTATTTACCTAGTAAAACAGATCACGATGAAAATGATTTGAATAATTATATTAGAGCTGAGGGTTATGTAGAAGATGGCTCAGGCAATGGTGATAAAGATGAAGACACTATGTTAGCTCAATTAGCTGATGGAGAATTTGTGTCTCGTGCTGACGCTATTTTAGGTGCAGGTATTATGTCAGGAGCTAGTCCAAAAGATTTTAAAGATATGCGAAGAAAAGGAGCTCAATTTTTTTATAACCAACAAGACCAATTAAAAAGAATTTATGATATTGTGACTGATGGAAATCAAAAAGATTGATGTGGAGTGCGTGGATGTGTTTTGGGATAAAGTTGAACATTGGATTGAATCAGCAACTAAACAGTCTAGAGGCAGACATACTTTAGAGTCCACTCGCAAATTGTTACTATCAGGAAACATGGAAATGTTTCTTGTTCTCGTAAACAAAGCTATTTGTGCTGTTTATGTAGTTCAAAAAACTTTCTATCCTGCAAAAAGTGTATTAAGTATTTTATTTTGTGGAGGTAGTAAAGTTATTAGGAATATAAAAAAAATAGAAAATTTTTTTATTGATTACGCAAAACAAAAAGGTTGTGAAGCTTTAGAAATTATTGGTCGTAAAGGATGGGGTAGAGCAATTCAAAAAAATAATTTAAAATTTAAACAAACGGGATTTTTTTATGAAGTGGCTACTTAAATTTATACCAATTAAAATAAAGATTTGGCTTTATAAAGTTCTTTATAAAGACATAGCAAAAAAAGGTGAATGTGAAGATAGAGAGCTTGCACATATTAACGACTTTGAAGCACAACTTTTAAATAATTTAGGCGGATCAGGAAGTGTTAATAAAGCTACAGGTTTAAAAGGTTACTTCGGTGGTGGTGGAGGTGGCGGACCCGCTCCAGCTCCAGCTCCCTCAACTCCAGCAGTACAAACACAAATATCAAGAGAAGCTCCTGAAGTAGAATCTAGAAAATTAGCTTTATATGATGAAGCTATCGATCTAGCCACACAACCGATTGCTGTTCCTGAGTATCAAGTTGCAGGACCTGCTCCATTAGAAAGACAAGGATTTACTATTGCTGGAACAGCAGGTGTTGGCAGAAATACTTTAACAAGTGGTATTGGCTCAACATTACAAGCTAGTCAGTTAGCAAGCACAGGACCTAATATAGAAGCCTTTATGAATCCTTATCAACGATTTGTAATTGATGAAATAAATAGACAAGCCGATATGAGAAGAAACGAATTATCAGCACAAGCTGTAGGTGCAGGTGCGTTTGGCGGTGGTAGAGAAGGAGTAGAAAGAGGCGAACAGGAACGAGCTCGTTTAGCACAAATTGGTCAAGCACAAGCTGCAGGATTTGGTACAGCTCTACAGGCAGCTCAGCAACAACAACAATTTCAAACACAAACAGCTTTAAATGTGGGTTCACAGTTAGCTGCTCAGGCTCAAAGAGAACAGCAAATGCAACAGGCTGATGTTCAACAAGCTCTACAGGCAGGTCAGATTCAGAGAGATATTGCACAAAAAGCATTAGAAGCACAAAGAGCGACTGAACTGGCAAGAGCTTACGAACCTTATCAAAGAATAGAGTTTCAAAAAGGTATAATGACTCAACTACCAACGGCAGCAAGTCAGGTAACACAAACGACTTCACCAGGTGCTAATCCGTTTGCTCAAGCTGTCGGAGCAGGTATTGGTGCGTATGCAGCTTATAATCTGTTAGGTAATATGGGTGGAAAAGGAACACAATAATGGCTAGAACAGAAGGTGGTATAAATAATTTAAATTCAGACGATCCTGTTTTAAACAGACAAATTTTTGCTAAAACATCTAATCAAGGAGCACCTACCTTAGAGGAAGAAACAATAAAGGTGGATACTCCACCAGAGGTGAAAGCGGCAAACGAAGTAACTAAAGAAGATATTGAAAAAGTTGAGCCAGTCTCTCAACCACCAAGTGTAACAACAACTGTTAGTACGCAAACACAACCTGTTTTAACAAACCAAGAAAAGTTGTCTATGTTTTTATTGCCAATGGCTGCTGAATTATTAAATGCACGAACACCGATGGGAGCGAGTAATTTTCAAAGTTTTTTACAAGCAGCAGGCAGAGGTTTAGCAAGAGTTCCTCAACAGATTATGGCTATTAAACAGCTTGAAGCGAAAGGCTTAGAAACAAAAGTGCCTACTCGAAAACAGGTAAAGTTTACAAAACCTTTTAATTTAAATAATAAATTGTATTCTTTAGATGATGTTGCTATGCTAACTGATAAAGAAATAAATTTAATTTCACAAGTTGATCCAACTGCTTTAAGTATTGTTCCTAAACCATCAAAAGCAGGTATAAAAGAACTATCTAGATCAGCAATATATATGACACCTGATGAGGCTGAAGCAACTTTTCCTAATAATCCAAAAATTCAGAGTTTAGTTTCTACTACTGATGCAGGACTAGTAGGTTCACCTGTAATGAAAAATAATAGGGCAGTAGTTTTAAAAGAAAGATATGAGGGCAATCAATTAATAAATATTATTCCAAGTTTTGCATCAAAGCAACCTGTTGGGAAAAAAGATACAAACCTAAGCCTTGTAAGATACCAACCTGATTTAGAATCAGCTAAAACTTTTTTAAAAGAAAATGGTGCTGATGAACAAACACTTGGTTTTGAAAGAATTGCAGAACAAATAGTTAATCCAGAAAAAGCAGGGCAGATTGTTTATGAGGGAGGTGTGGCTCAGAGACTTGCAGGTACAGAAGCAGACAGAGCAGGATCAGCTCTATCTAGAATTATATTAGACCCTGTAAAAGAAATGAAAAATCCTAGTACTGTTGCAAGAAATAAATATGTACAAAAACTTTCAGATTTTTTACAAGAGGCACAAACTTCTTATGATGAATTAGGTCCTCGCATAAATACAATTTTACAAATATTACCAGACACAGATACAGGTGTTGTCAATGCCGCTTTATTGCCTTTTAGAAGGACTTTCTTAGATATACTTGGTGTATCCAAAGATATGAGAAAAGATGTAACTAATTTGGAATTGTTAAAACAATCTTCAGATGCTATAGCTCCATTAATGAGAAAAGCAGGTGCTGGTGCAACATCAGATATGGAATTTGATTCTTATAGAAATGCCGCTCTTAACATAAAAAATACTAGTATGGCTAACTATGTAAATTTATATATGCTAAAAACAATGAAAGAGAATGCAATTAATAATAGCATCTTAAGACTAGACCTCATAGCGAAAAATGAAAATATTACACAAGAAGATATAAAAAAAGAAGTAGATAAAAGAGATAAAGGTCTTTTTGCAAAGTATGAGGGCGATCCTGAAGATGCAAGTGCATTACAAAGTTGGTTTGCAAGCTTGCCAAGAGGTACAGTAATTTTAAATAAAGATAAAAATGGTAAACCTGTACTTAGTAGTAATAATGACCCATTAGGCACATTTGTTGTAACTGATGGTCAAGGTGGATTTTTATTTGAGGATTAAAAATGTTAGATTTAAAAAGTAAAAAAAAAGACCCAAGAATAATTGAATCAGGAATAGAATTTCCTGATTACCCTGAAATAACTGACATTGACACAAATCAAACATTTCTTGAGAGAATGAAAGATTTGCCTGGAAATTTGCAAGTTTTTTTTACAAGAAGTGATTTTGGAAAAGCTGAAGTCATAGATAGGTTAAACAAAGGTAATGAAAAATATGGTGGTGTGTTTGTTGATAAATTTAACAACCCTATCGTTGTGTATGAAGATCAACCCTATTATGTGAATAAAAAAGGTTTATCAGTAACAGACTTTGGTAATTTTGTTTCTGAGTTAACAAAATTTATGCCTGCTACTAAGGCGGTAGGTGCTTTAAAAACACTTTCAAAAATACCTGTTGGTTTAGGTTTGTATGGTGCAACTGAAATTGCTGCTGAGGGCATTGATACTATGCTTGCTCCTGAAACACAAGCAGCCCAAGATAAAACATTAGGAGAATCTTTAGAGCAAGCTGGAAAAGTTGGTGCTATATCTACAGCCGTAGATGTTCTTTTACCACCCACTTTTTCTTTATTAGGTAGAGGAATCAAAGCAGGAACACAAAAAGGTTTAGATGCAGCAAAGTTTGTTTTTCCAAGATATCGTCCAGGTATTGAAAAAGTACAAGGTAGGACAATATTAAAAGAAGCAGATGTTGTCGGTGAAAGAGTTGCAAAAGAAGAGATACCTTTAACAAAAGGGCAAAGAGATGATGACATCATACAAAAAGGACGAGAAGAACTTTATCGTTTCTCTAGTGTTGCAGGTAAAAAAGCAAATGAAGTCATTGAAAATTTTGATGAAAAACAATTAAATATAATTAGAGATGTTGCTGATGGTTTAGCGGAGAAATTTGGTACAGGAAAAGGAATTTTACAATCACCCACACCTGAACTTGATGTAGCAAAAGGTATCTCAGAGGTTGCTCAGACGGAAGCAAAATCTTTAAAAAAACAAGCTAGTAACTTATACAAAAAGGTTACTAATTCAAAAGATGCTACAGGTCAACCATCGGTATTGGTAAATGAACAAAGTGTAGATGATGTAGTTACTAAAATAATTGATTCGGCTGAAATTTCTTCTTTGACACCTGAAGTTTTAAAACAGATGCCTAAATTAAACACTGCAATAAATGTAATTAAAAATGACTTACCAAAAGCAAAAAATTTACAAGAAATTCATAACATCCAAAAGAGTATAAATAAACTTTTAAGAAATGCTGAAAAGGGTGAAGCGGTTGACATAGGTAAAATAAAATCTGCTGTGGATGAAGAGGTGTTTAATAACTTAGATAATGCTTTTTTAATAGGTGATACACAAGTAATAAACGATTTACAAAAAGCCACTTCACTTTATAAAGATTACATTGGTTTGACAGGTCAAGCCAAGACTAAAGATTTAGCTAAAAGAAAAGTTAATAGCATATTACAAAAAATTACAACAGAAAATTTAAGTCCACAACAAGTTGCAAATGTGTTGTTTGGTCATAATAAACTAAATAATCCATCTGAAATGGTTCAAGTTTTAAATAAACTTGAAGCAGTATTACCTGCGAATGCTAGAGATCAGATTATGAATGGACTAAAAGATGGTATTTTAGCAAAAGCTTTTATGGGAAAAGACCCATTAAAGAATAATGTAGTAAATAGAACAAGTATAGTTAAAAATTACAATGCTGTTTTTAATGAGGGCAAAGAATTAGTTGAAAGACTTTTTACTAAAGATGAATTAGAAGCAATAAAAGTATTTAGAGATAAAGTAATACCAACAATTGCAGCTGAACAAAAAATAAATCCTTCTGGAACAAGTTATATGTTAACAACTATGTTAGCAGATTTAACAGAGGGTGGCTTACTTATGAATCTAACCAAACCAGCACTATCAGTAGTTGGTAAAATCGGAAGGGCAACTCCTTTACTTGAAAGTGCATTTAAAGAAGGTCAAGAGGAACTCTATAAAAAAGAAGCAATGGATGCCGTGAATGGTTTTTTACTAAACATTGAAGTAAATCCTTGGATAAGTAACAGCACAGCGACTTTTTTAAGAGAAAAAATAAAAGAAGAAAAAATAGGTGGTGAGCGACTAGAAGAGCTTTCTATTGATACTGATCTAAGACCATCTATAGCCTCTGCAAGTGTTGATAATCTAAAAAAACGACAAAGCCAACCTATGCCCATAGCTGATGCACCAACTACTCCTGATGTTAACATACTGTTACAAAGTGAGAATGCACAACAAGCCATGGCTCAAGGAGCAAAAGACATGGGAATGGCTCCTATGCCTCCTGCACCAATGCCCACGGCTCAAGCACCTATGCCTCCACAAGGCGGTCTTGCAAACTTACAACAAGCACAACAATTTGGAGCACTGTTTCCTCAAGACTCTATGGGACAACTCATAGCTCAGGGGAAACCTAATGTCTAAAGCTAATCCTAAAACAACGAAAGAACATATTATTTCTTTGTACGGACATGTAGAAGGAGTAAAGAAAGAAGTCACCAATATTAAAGACAATCATCTGCATCACATGCATCAGGATATTGATAAAATCGATGGCAAGATAGATAGACTTATGTTTTGGTTATTAGGAGGTTTGCTAACAGTTATAGCAACTTTAGTCGCTAGTATTCTATATGGTGGTTAATTATGGTTCAAGGTATTGCATCATTTATGGGTGGTTCTACAAAAGAACAACAGCTTAGACAACAGAGCAAAGAAGAACTTCTCAACAATAAAACACCTATTCAAAAAAGACGAGAACGAAGAGCAGGTCTTAAAGGCGGTGAAGGCGGAACAGGTGGTATTGGAAAATTTGCAACTCAGCTAACATTAGGAGCATTACCTGGCACAGGAGTTGGTGATGTTATAGGTGTATTTCCTGATGTTGAAGGTGGTTATGAACCGAGTATGTTGGTTAATCTACAACAAGCAAAACGCTCTTATCAAGAAGGTAATTACAAACAAGCAGCGATTCAAGGTATATTTGGTGCTTTGCAAGGTTTAGGTGGAGCAGGTGATGTCGCTTTCGCTGCTGCTCCATTTGCACCATTAGCATTACCTGTTGCAGTGGGTGCGAAAACAGTTTCAGGTGTTGGAAAAAAATTAATTCAAAAATTTATGCCTAGAGAAATAAATTTACAAGAAATTGGAGATAAAATAAACAAACAAAAACAAAGAGGACTATCAGCCTCAGTTGGAATAGATAAATCTGAAACTACAAGAAGTGATTATGTTGTTAGAGGTAAGGAGATGAAAAATGTAAGATACTCTGATTATAAATTAGAGGAATCAAAAGCTGATGAAATTATGCAAGAAGCGAGAAAAAAACATAAGTCGGTAACAGACAAAGAAGGGAATCAAAAACCTGGTGTTGACCTTGATGAATTTAATGTTGGATCATTTGATGGTATTACTATGTTTACAACAAATGTAGTCTTAAAACCACAAGAGTTAAGAGGAATAAAAGGATATCAAGGAGAAGAAAAAAGGCTTAAAACACCAACAGGCAAAGATTCTAAAAAATTAAAAAATTTAAAAGATAGTATTGCTAAAGAAGGATACAAACCTTATACCAATCCACAAATTGTTGTAAATCATAAAGGTGAGCCTTTTGTGTTAGAGGGTAATCATCGTATTCAAGAAGCAATTGATAGTGGCAGACCAACAATAGCTGTTGATATAAAATATTTAACAACAGGATATAGAGCTGATGGTCCATTAAATCCTCAAAAACTAATTGATGAAAACCCCTTAACTGAGGCAGACTTAGTACAACATCAAAAGTTGTATGATGAATTTAATTTTGCAGGTAAGAAAATGCAAGCTAAAGAGCAAGCTAGATATGAAAAAGAAAAAGGCATAGCTTCACTGCCCACGGAACAAGGTGCAACTAAAGTTGAAAATATGTTAAAACCTAAAACTGAGATAAGAAGTGAAGGAGGATTTAAATTTGCTCCTGAAAAAATAAAACAAAATGTGCAGTTACAAAAAGTAAGAATTGCTAAAATGAATGAAGGTAAGACACCTGCTGGCGAACCCCTTAATGAGAGAATTGAAATAAAAGCACCTAAAGGAAGTAATCTTCCAAACTTTGTTGTTGGTAAAATTAAACCGAAAGATTGGCAAGAGAGAACAGAAAAACTTTTAAGTGATGAAGAAATAGAGCAAGCCTCAAATTGGTATAACGAAGTTTATGACTACTTTAAAAAAGCTCCTTATACAAAAGATGATGAAGAAGCAAAACAATTAGCAAGAGCTTGGTTTGCAAGTCAACAAAATAAAAGTCCTGCTCAAGGAGTTGCTCATGTGCTTTCTATAAGAAATTTACTAAGAGAAGGCAAAAGTCCTGAAGAAATTTTAGCAATGGAAAAAATACCAGCAGGAGGTCTTGAAGGTGCTAACAAAGCTATATTATCAGTTTTAACAGGAAGAGAAGTTGAAGGTGTGGGTTCAAAAATATCAGATTTTAGAGATGCCTTAGATGGAAAAAATGTACGATCTTTTATGGGTAATGATACAATAGGAGGTCAACCTTTTGTTGTTGATGTTCACACAGGCAGAGATACTGGTTTAGTAGATAAACCATTATTAAATGTGTTAGAAGCAAAAGGTTACACCATTCCAAAAAATATAAAATTAGATTTTGGAAAAAAACAAGAAGGTTTACAAGGTGGTGGTGTGCCGTCTGGTCAATATGAAAACAGGTCAGTTTTTGGAAATGAATTAACTGAATATTTGAATAGTGTTAATTGGAAAGGTAAAAATGATTGGGAACCAGCTCAAATTCAAGCGATTGGGTGGACAGCTTTAACAAATTTTTATGGTGGTGTTAATACAGCAGGTAATATAAAAGACGCTCTTAATTTGAATGTTCAAAGAATTTCTATGGAAGTGGCACCAGGTGATGGCTCACCTTGGGCAAAAATGTTTGGAGAGGATTTCTCAAAATTGTCAGTTGATAATCAGTCTAAAATTAACAAAGATGTAACAGATGAAGCAATAAAGAAAATTTCGGAGGCTGAAAATGTTGATCTTTATAATAATGTGTTTGGTACAGGTGGTTGGCAAACTTTTGTAAATCCAAGCACTGTGCAAGAAATACTTGGTTCAAAAGATCAAGCAGTTAGAATAGCATCAAAATTAGGATATGTATTAAATCAGACAGAAATGTATGTTAATGCAACTAAAAAATTAACAAGTGACCCAGAAGCTTATGCCTTTGATATAGTAGAAGTTGGCTCTGAAAAATTAAAAGATTCAAAATATGTTAATGAATTGTTTTCAAAAATTTATGAAAAAACGAATGGGGTAGTCGTAGGTTTTCATCCTTTACTAACAGTTGATAAAGAACCTGCTATTCGTATGATAGTTGGTCCTGAAAAAATAAAAAAATTTTACGAAGATAATAAATTGGCTAAATCACGCAAAGAAAACCAACTTAAAAAAAATAATTTTTTTGAAAATGATTTGAAAGAACAAATTAAAAGTGTTATTCTCGGAGAGGATGCAGATTACGGATTAGTTTTACGAGAAGCTGATTTAACTGTGCTTAAAAATGAATGGAATAAGAAAGGACAACAAAATGGGCAAAATTATGTACGACATTTCAGTAAGGGAAGACAATCAGGGACCAAAGATGATGGATTCAGGGTACTCGATAATATTAGGCAAGAACTTACGGACTTCTTCCGACAAAAAATCAGAGACGCCCAAGGAGTAAAAACTCCCAACGAAGAAGTCGTTGAAATAATTGAAGATCCCCCACCCATAAATAAAAAAGCCTTTGGTGGTTTCGTAGAGAGTAGTAATTACGATCATTATAGGATAATATAAAACTATTATGGATCCATTAACAATAGCAACGGCTGCCTTTGGAGCAATTAAACAAGGTGTTTCGATAGGTAAAGAACTTCACAGTTTATCTGGACAAATAGTTAAGTTTGTCAAACAAATGAGTATTGTGGAGGAGGAGCATAAAAAAGAAAAATCAAAATGGTTTACTTCTTCAAATGAAGAAGCTCTTGATACATACTTCAAATTAAAACAAGTCCATGACATGGAAAATCAACTCAGAGAAATGTTTATGTTGTATGGTGCTCCTAACGCATGGAGTGAGTTTGTAGCAATACGAACAGATATTAAGAAAAAAAGAATAGCAGCGATTGCAAAAAAGAAAAAAGAAAGAGAAGAATTTTTAATGTTTTGTGCTTATTCGGCACTCGCCATATCAGTTATTGGAGTATTGACTCTTTTGCTGTTGAACACAAGTCTGTTTAAAAACTAGGCAAAAAACGATTGATTTTAAGAGTCGTACACGAAAACTTTTTAGTGTTCTAATGGTTTACTACCTTGTAAAAATTGATTAAAATGATGACAGTTAACTATTTAATTCTTATAAGGAGATACTATGAAAAAGAAAATGAAATCTAAAGGTTACGCCAAAGGTGGAGCTAAAATGATGAAAGCCAGAGGCGGTAAAATGATGAAGTCAAAAGGTTACGCCAAAGGTGGAGCTAAAATGATGAAAGCCATGGGTGGTCGAATGATGAAATCTAAAGGCTATGCTAAAGGTGGAGCTAAAATGATGAGAGCATCTGGAGGAGGTTTTAGACAAAAGGGTTCTGGTACAATTTCTGAGAAAGAGTATAAAGCTATGAACAAACCAAAAAGAGGTATGCCAAATATGTCAATTGCCAATTTTAAAAAACTAGCCAACCAACTAGGTTATACCACCAAAAAAAAATAATTTCTTGCTTAGTATGATTTAATATTTATTATAGGGTATGGCTTATTTAATAAGTAACATACCCTATTTTAAAGTTTGGGTCAGAAAAGAATTTACACACAATCACAGAAAATATCATGGAGAATATATCCATGGTTTAGCAACAGCAATCACAAGTATCCCTGACAGATGTTTAAGCTTTCAAGTTATATTCACTGGCTGTGAAGATGAAGAGAATAGACTTGAAAATCCTCATGGTGGAGCAATGTGGGCAAGAATGCCTATCACTGCTCTTGTGGCAGATGAGCCTCTTGATACCTTCCCTCCCCCTATACAGACTCATTTGGCACAACCATGGGATTGTTCAGCAAGAAATTTTGAAGTTATAAAATTTGACAGAACGTCCTCTAGTCCGTGGCTGTGTAAAATAGATGGTGAATTTTACACAGGTAAATATTATTTTACAGTGGACTACACAGGATCAGAAATTGCTGATGATGCAGCTCAGCATAAACAATCACACGTTATAAGATTAACAAATGGTCCTTGGGAAGGCTGCATAGTTGCATTACCTAATAATCGAGTAAGAGTAACTTCACCAGCTATGTGGGTCACAGGAAAAGGTGCACCTGATTTTATACCGAGTCAATGGACACATAGTGCTGAGGAACATGATAGCTATATGGATTGGGAGACAACCTTCAATAATTTATATGCTGAGGACAAAGAATCTTAATACAATAAAATGACAGAATATTTAAATGACAAATTTTTTTTAGTGAATGAAAAAGGACATTTAGTCTACACTAGATCAGGTGGCGTGTCTGTATTTGTACCTGAAGATTATAGAAAATATTATGCGTTTTATAAGAAAAGATAAATCTTTTTCCATTACCGATTTTTCTATTGTCAACAAATATAATTACGAAGACTATACCAGAAGTGATCTCGACTCAGGTAGAGTTTATAATGTTGCCGAAAAGAAAGTACCCTCAGTAACAACTATATTATCTAAAACTCAAAGCAAAGAAAAACGAGAGTCATTAGACAAATGGCGTGAAAGAGTAGGCTTCGATGAAGCTGCACGGATCACGAAACAAGCTTCAACACGAGGGACAGAAATGCACCATGTCTTAGAGCAATACTTAAAAGGTATAGGTTATTTAAACTTATCAAAAGACGGAGCGTTGCCGAGAATGATGGCTCATACAATTGTTTCTAATCTTGACAAATTTAGTCAGGTATGGGGAACAGAAGTTACTTTATCTTATAAAGACAGATGGGCAGGCAGTGCTGATTTGATTGGTGTGTATGATGGTAAACCATCTATTCTTGATTTTAAACAATCAAATAGACCAAAAAGAGAAGAATGGATTGAAGATTATTTTTATCAACTCTGTGCATATATCATGGCTCACGAATTAATGTATGGAAAAATAGAACAAGGCGTTGTATTAGTTTGCACTGTAGATTTAGTGTTTCAAAAATTTATTTTGTCAGGAGATCGTTTAGAAATATTAAAGAAAAAATGGTTAGAGAGAGTAGAGCATTTTCATGCTCTACAATCCCTCGGAGAAAGAACTAAAGAAACTTCATAACCTCTTCACCCCCTCT